GCGTATAGCTTTTCAAGTTCACGGGCTGCACTTTCCAGCTGCTGCTTTTTTTTAATATAGCTTTTTCATCATTCATCCGTACTGGCTGCATTATCTACCTTACGTATATTTTTAAGCATACGGGCTTTTTCTTTTTCAATATCTTCCTCTGCCATAGGTGTCATTCCTACACCTACCGAGCCGCTAAACTCCACTTTTTTAGGCGCAGCGTAGCCCAGCAATTCCTTGCGCTTATCCATACAGGTAAGTATTTTATCCATAAAACGGGTGTCGCCAAAAGTATCTTCAATGCTTCGCTCTTTTATTGTGCCACCACTTACTGCGCCGCCCGCTGTACTACCGCCGTCGATTTTAGTGGTGCGCTTACCGCCTTTGCTTTTTTCCCAAGCTGCCCACATTTCTGCTTCTATAACGTCCAGCTTTTTGAGTTCCCTATCTACTACAAGGTCGATAATGTCCTTTCGCTCGTCTTGCCATTCCTTAAGTATAGCCTTAACGTCGTGGGCTATTTGCGCCGTGCTTTTTATTTCGTAGTCCTTACCCTCGGCTTTGTTATGCTCCGCCAGCTTATTAAGCATTTCCCTATAAGAAACGTTTTGCAGTAGCCACTTCGCTATTAAAGTTCTATCCTCGGCAATTTGTTTATCTGTTCGTTTTGTTGCTGCCATAGTTTTGTATTAATTAAAGCCTGCTGCTTTCGTTATCTATTTGCTCATAAATTGCAGTATCTTTTTTGAGCATTTTTAAGAACATTTTTTGCTTAAACCCGCTACAACTACTTAACTCAATATAAGTATATCCTTGCTCGGGAAATGTATGTATAGCAAAATGACTTTCAGCCAGTAACCAAAGCCCAGTATATCCTTGCGGTTCAAATTTATGTTCTACCTCATTAAGAACGGTAAAACCTGCTCGCTTAAGCAGGTTGTTAAATTTCTGTTTTAATTCTTGTGTGTCGGTGCTTTTAATCCAGCCCGAAAAATTCCAAATCTTCGCTATCATATTCTAACTCTTTAAAGTTGTTTTGTATTTGCTTAGGGTCGCCCTTGTAAAATACTAATATATTTTGATGGCACTTACCTATCTTTCTGTTTTTCATAAGCCTTGCAGCACGCTGTGGCAATGTACCAATCGGCTCAACGTAAATCATTTCATTGTAAAGCATAGCACCAAAGCCAGTCCACATTCTACGCATATCATCCACAAATAAACGGTAAGCACTATCTTTTCCCCTTATGTCGCCTACAACTATAACCGCAAACCTGTTTTCCTTAAGTGCGTTATAAGATTTTTCAAATGCAGTTTCAAGTATCTGTAAAAATTCTTTATAGCTGGCTTGGTTGCTTGCATCCTGTTCCATATCGCTGTAAACCTCTAAATCAAAGTAAGGCGGGCAGCTAAAAAAAAGATCCTGCGAAAGCTGCTTAAAATGCTTATCCACATTTTGCCCGTCGTCGCAAATATATTCAGCAGGTAAGCCCGCAGCTTTTACACGCATATTATTTAAATCTGCCTGCTGCTGCCTTAACTCAATACCTTTAAAATTCATACCATATCTACCAGCTACAAAACCAAACACCGTATCGCCAGCAAAACAATCAAAAGCATTACCACCTTTTATCCCATACCATAACGATACCAGTTCTGCCATTACTGGGTCTAATATAGAAACGCCGCTATTAATTTGCTCCATAATGGTATCTTTTCCAAGTGTACCCTCACGGCTTTGCCCGTCGTCCTGTATTAAAGCTTTCCACGCTCTTTTCCTTTGCATCCAGTACCCTTTCCTGCTATCCAAGACACTAAACGGCGGTACTATAAATCTTTCTGTAAGCTTGCGGTGCGCTTCTGCTTTTTTATCTTCCTTTTGCTGCATTGCTTTTAATTCAGCTTCGGGTACACCCCACTTATTTAAATCTACGTCGCCCCATTCCTCTGTAAGTATTTCGTGCGACCAGTAACCAGTTAAGGCATTGGCTGTAATGTTTGCCTTTTCCCTTTGTACTTCGTTCCATTTTACAGCACGGTAGTTAAAACGCTGCTGCTCCCAAATTACATAACCAAGCTGCACAGTTCCCTGCTCGGTTGGTTCTTTAAATTCTTGCGTTATTATTACCTCGCATTCCTTAAGGTTTATAATCTTACTGCGCTGGTTTCCGCTTATTATTTCCCCAGTATTTAAGTCGTGAACGATACCACTTATATCGCCCAGTTCTTGCATATTTCTTTCAAGTTCTTTTTTTCTATCCTCGGTTATATGCCTTGGGTTTTTGTGGTACTCTTTTACGTCTGTTAATTTTTGCTTTTTTGCCATTTGTCGCATTTTCTTATTTATATCGTGTATTGTGTAGAGCCTACCAAAATAAAGCCCATACAGCTGCGATAATTAGTAAAACGGCTGCCACACCAAGCACAAAGATAACAAACAAAACAAGACAGCCCTTTTTTACTGCTTTGCGGTCATACTTTCCCACTTCCTCGGCTTCTACATTATAGGCTTTTATTTCGGCACTATTGTACGGTATAAATTCCAGTCTATCCATTACCAAATTCCATATCCCCAGCTGCCCCTTTACTGGGTACTCTACGATACGAACGGGGTCTTTAAGCATCCAGCCAAAACCAGTAAGCCCTTTTCTTTCAGCTACTGGTATTTTAGTAAGTTCCCATTCCTGCGGCGTAAGTTTTTCAAGCGGCTTAACATCGTACAGGTTTACAAGGCATAACATACAGCCGCTTTGCATACCTTGTATTTCGGGCTGCTGGCTGCTGCATATAACAAGTTCCCCCCTGTGTTTTGTGCTTCTGCTTCTTACTTCAATCGTTTTAACGCCTTGCGCTATCCATTCAGCGTAAGGGTTTTTAACTGTTAAGGCTTTTTTCATTTCGTGCTGCTGCTCGTTGTAATCTTCTTTTTTGTGTTGCATTTTGTATCGGTTTTGTAGCCTTATTAATTCGGCTTTTTCTCTTGTTATTAAATCGTCAAATACTTGGTTTAAAATCAAAAGCAGATACTGCTGCTCGCTTTCGGAGTAGGTATCTGCTTCACTTATTGCATAATCAAGGCATTCCTGCGCCAGCCCTGTGTCGTCTTTTGCATCTGCTATCTTAATTATTAAATCGTTAAAATCCATTTTTAAAACGGTAAATCGTCGTCGGGTGCATTATCTGCTGGCGGCATATTTAAAAACTGGTCGCCTGCGCTTTGTGTGCCAGCCTGCTGTGCGTTTGCGGCAGGCGCATTCCCAGCACCTTGCTTTTCTGCTTTACTGGTTAAAAATGTAAAATCATCAACGTGTATTTCTGTACTATACTTATCTGCACCGTTTTGGTCTTGCCATTTACGGTATTTAATTGTGCCACGCACGTAAAGCCTGTCGCCCTTTTTTACATATTTTTCTACTACCTCGGCGGCTTTATTACGAACGATGCAGTTATGCCATTGCGTTTCCGTAACCTTTTCGCCTGTTTGCTTATTGGTGTAGCTGCTGCTTGTAGCAAGTGGAAACCTACCTATACAATTACCGCCCTCAAAGTGGTGCATTTTAACGTCGTCGCCCGTGTTACCGATTAATACTACTAAATTTTTCATTTTTCTATACGTGTTAATTTTACAAATTCTAAAGTACTTTTAATACCTGTGTTATCGGGGTGCGGGTCGTGTGCCATTTTACCGTTCTGATAAATACATACGTGAAAATGCGATGAATCCCTTGGGCTTTCGCCTATAACTAAATAAAGGTCGTCGTTACTAAGATGCCCGCTTATGTTTTCAATCATCCATCCACGTTCCAGCAGCCAGTTTTTTAATACTTCCGTCCATTGGCTATCATCATCATAAGCATCGTAATGTTCCTGTATCTGTATTACTTCCTCGGGGTTTGCCGCCCCTATTATACAAGCTATTACTGTGGCGTAGCAGTTACCCGATTGCTCTTTTGTTGTAAGCCGTGTCTGCTTATGCGGTATGTAATCTATTATCGGCGTTTCTGCGTGCAAGCTTATAGGCTGCAAAGGCTGGTTAAAAGTAAGCTGCATTAAGTGTATGCGCTTAGTCTGTATTATCTTTTCCACTTCCTCGTCTGTAAGTTCCCAGCAGGTTACAACTTGCCCCTCGGGATTTCGCCAAGCTGGCAGCGGCTGGTAATCTTCTTGCCCCTCGCCGTAAGTAATATTCGTGTGTCTTGTTTTTACTGGTTTCATATTGCTTTTGTATCTAAGTTTTTACTGGCGTAGTCTGCCACCTCTAAAGGTGTCATTCCTTTTTTTAGCAACTTTAAAAGTTCCTGCGCATCCGCTTCTACGCTGTATTTTGTTTGCATTATTAAATCAACTTTAAGCAGCAGGCAGTCCCAATGAAATGCTGCAATAATTTCATCCCCGTAACCCTTGCCTTTACAAAACGCTTTCCAGCTTCCTTTCAACCTTGTAAATTCCTTTTCTGTAATTACGTTCCAGTCCAGTTTCTTTTCTTCAAAATAGCAAATGCTATAAAAGGCATTAATATACCCCTTAAGCTTAACCTGTATTTTTTGCAATTCCTTGCGCTGCGCCCTTGCTTGGCTGCTTCTGTTTTTCTTAGCCATTTAGTACGGTTTTAAGTTTGTTCTTTGTATCAAGTGGGAAATCGCTACGCATTACCCAGTCTGCGTATTGCCTGTCGCTGGTAACTGGCTTATCCTTATGCTTACCAAAAGCCCAGCATACCACATCATCCTTAACGTACATTTTGCCAGCGTAATCAAAACGCCCAGCTTCGCCTTGGCAATACTCGTCAATCTGCGCCGCTGTCATTGGTTCTTTAAATTTAGCCATTTGCTCAAATAGCACTTCGGCGGTAGCCCTTACATCATTAAGCGCATCGTGTGCGCCGTCTAATTCCTTACCAGTATAACGCTTGTAAGTATCTGTAAGTTTGTGGCTGTTTACTTTGCGCTCCAACTTAAGAACAGCCACAAAATTAATCGCTGCACCCGCAGCTGGGTACTCAATTTCTGCCCTATTAAATTCCTCTATAAGCAAAGGCACATCAAAATTATCGCTATTATAACCGCCTACATCGCACCCGTCAAAAATATCAAAAAGGCTTTTAGCTATTTGCTTAAAGGTAGGCGCATCCTTAACCATTTCGTCGGTTATACCGTGTACGTCTGTGGCTGCTTTTGGTATTGGTCGCCCTGGGTTTATTAATCGGTTTGCAGTTTCCTGCTCGCCCTCTGTGTTTATTTTTAGGATTGCAATTTGCACTATCCTGTCCGTGCTGGTATTTACGCCTGTGGTTTCAAGGTCAAAAAATACTATCGGCTTTTCTATTTTCATCGGTAATCAGTTTTAAGTAAATCAATAATAAAAAGGTTTGTTTTATAAATACGCATAAGCTGCCGCTTACCAGTTTCCCATTGCTCGTGATGCTTGTAGCACAAAATATTTATATTCCTTGGGTCGTGTGCTATTTCGGGGCGTGATCCACGTGTAAGGATATGGCTAATAAATACGCTGCTGTAATTATGCAGGGGCTTGGCGCATTCCTCGCAGTAGTTTGGTTTATGCTCCCAGCACCAGTAATAAAATCGCTGGTTTGCCTGCACTACATCGCCCTTACTTAAATAGCTTTTTCCAAACTGCTCACGCTGTATATCAATACGCAGCTGCACAGGTAGCTTAAACTTTTTCCAGTCTTGTAAAGGCTGGTAGCCCCTGCTTATTGCATACCTGTACTCGTCTGCGCTTGATATATTAATTGGTAACTGCAATTATTCTTCCTCGTCTGTGGCTGCTGCCGTCATTGCTTCCTCTGCTTGGTCGAGTAAATCCTGCTGCCCACCATTTTCCCCAGCTGCTGCCATTTTACCGTCCACGGCATCATCATCAAAAGCCATTTCCAGCTGCGCCTGCTTTCCGTTCATAACGTACTCAAATACTTCGCCCTCTAAATCGGTCATTAAATCTTCAAGGTCTTCCTCAAAGCCGTATTTTGTGCCGTTAAATTTAATACGCTGGCTGTTAATTGCAGTTTCGTGTCCCGTTTCTGTTTTAAGCTTACCAGTAATGATAATACCACGGTTTTCATCCTTACCGCTTATGCTTACACCAGTAACCGTAATTCTACCCTTTAAAAAGCTAAATTTTTCTTCCAGCTTTTCCTTTTGTTCTGCGGTGGCGTTAAACTGCTCGTCGTGCATAAGTTCCTTAAGCGTACTGAAGTAAAATATTTCTGCCATATAACCACGGCAAACGTCCAGCACTTCCTTAAGGTCGGGGTGCGGGCTTTTATCAGATTTTACATTTTTTACATCGTGGTAAACCTCTACCCCCGTAGTTTCTTCCACTTCAAAATTAACCTCTAAGCCCTGCCCTTTGGTTTTTACTTTTTGCAGCGTAAACTGCTCTAATTGCGTGTCTTTCATTTTTGACATTTTTAAGTTTTGTTTTTACCAAACGGCTGATAAAAACCCTGTTGATATAAGCTGACCGCCCAGCCTTTTGCTTCAAATATTTTTTTTGCTTTTAGTGCTTCCTCGTAAACCATATCTTTCTGCTTTTCGGGCTGCCCTTTTTTACGTGCTACTATTGTAATGGTTACGCCTGCCAATATTTCCCTTGTAGTTTGCTTAACTGCTTTTTTACGGGCTGCCATTAGCTTATTATATTGCTTGGTTCATCAATGTAAACGCCAAATTCCTGCGCTCCTAATTCTTTCAAATGCTCTATAAAAAAAACTAACTGCTGGTTATCCAGCTGCTCAACTTCCAGCGTTTCCCTTTCCCATTTTCCAGTTTCAAAATTGTAGTTTTCTTTTTGGCATATAGGGCTTAACTGGCGCAGCTGTGCATCTGTTTGCGATAAAGTGTAACGCTCGCCCATAACATCAAAGTAAGCACGGCAAAAGTCTGCCACTACTTTCTTTTTATAATACACCAGCAGCGGCACGCTAAGCGGCTGCGTTTTGTGTATGTTTATTTCAATAGTAAAAAAAGTGTTTTTCCAGTTCTTAAAGTGCTGCACCATTTCCTGCTTATTAGCAATAAGAAACTGCCCGCTGCTATTCGTTTGCCCGTGTAGTATTAAATCCCTGCGCTTCATACTTGGCTTTTTGGAAAATTACTTGGTTTTTGCATACCCATTTTGCTAAGTATTTTTTCAGCAGATGCATAACAAACATCATAATCTAATACACCAGCTGCGTTAATTATATGCGCTATTTCGTTTCGTTTTTTTTGATAATATAAATAAGATTTACTCATAATTTCTCGCTTATCATTTTAATAATACCCTGCATTTTTACCGCATACCATTCCTCAAAGTCTTGGTCTTTAATTTTCGCAAACCAGTATTCGTATAACGCACCACGCAGCTGCTTGCTTGGGCTTTTGCCGTCCGTACTTACGCCTACTTTATTATCCTGCATTACTGCCAGCATTTCCTGCGCCAGCTTATCGGGGTTGAAATAAAGAAATCCCTGCGCCTTATCCATTTGTATAGCTTCCAGCTGGTTTATTTCGCCGTCAACCGCAAAGGTAATGCGTGTCTGTGTTTTTTGCTTTTCGGTACTTACGTGCCTTGCTTCAAGTGTTATCATTTTGCTCTCGGTTTGATAGGTGTAAAGTTAAACATTTTTTTTAATTATCCTACCCGTTAAAATTTTGCCTTAAAATACTGCCCTGTTTTTTTGGGCAGCTTGTTATACCTGTTTTATAATCTACAGTATCATCTTGGTGCGTGCAAATATTACTTTTATATAATTCACACCCAAGACCTGCGCACCTGTTAAAGTCTGCCAATTCCCTACGCCTTTTTAAATCGGCTTCGTGCTGGCTGTCCATAACTAAAAAAGTGGCGGCTGGTCTATTTCAAGTATCGCCTTATCAAATGCCCGTTCTGCTGCTTTGCTTTGCTGTAATACTTCCCTGTCCCTTGTTTTAAAATACTTAACCTGTAATCGGCGCATATCTTGCCCCAGTTGCACTATGTTTTTTAATTGGTTGCTTACCTTAAAGGCTTGAGCTTCTGCTTGCTGTCCCATTATTTCCTTTTTTTAACTGTTAACTAAATAAATCTAAATTTTTACGCTCTGCGGTACAAATAGTGTCATTATGCTGCCCGCCGTGGGCTACTAATAAAATTTCTTCCATTGTAAACCCTCTTTTTTTTCCTACGCCTTGGCTGTTCCACCCAAAACAAAGAACCACGCCAGCAGGTTTAAGTATTCGGGCTATCTCGTTTTTACAATCACTCCAAAAAGATGCCTGCGTAGTTTCCATATTAACCGTTCTGCCTAATTTTTTATAACATTCACTTACTTGCCTTGGGCTATAAGGTGGGTCAAACAAAACTAAATCCAAGCTTTTATCTGCAAAAGTTTTTAGAAATTCTAAAGCTTCCATATTACTACCTGCGCCCGTACTTTCGTCTATATCATTGGTGTACTTTGCTATCTTATTTGTATTAGCAAAAGGGTCGGCACTTTCAATATTTAAAGCGTTGTACTTTCCTATAAACTTAAGTATCGGGGGTATATCAAAAGTGCTGCCGCTGGGCATTGCCCATTCTTTTCTAATTAGCATCTTTAAAAAGTTCTTTTTGCGCAGCTGGTGGCAGCTTTTCAATTATCCAATTTATATCGGTATTAAATTTAAGCCTGCCAAAGTGTACCAAGCAAAGCGCATCGCTACTCCATAAAGTTGCTTTTATTTCGGGGTAGTACTTTGCAGCTGCTGCCTTGTATCTGTTTTTACGGTCTTTTTTTTCTTCGCCTTTTTTACGAAGCTTAAGCCCAGCCTGCCAGCTTATAGGTGCTACCTGCACAAATGGAATTTTGCACAGCGTTAATACGGTTTTTATTTGCTCGTAGTTTGCCAGCATTTTATCAATACCAAACTGCTTTCCGCCGCCGTCTGCATCCCCTCGGTACTTACTTACCTTTTCTAAAAAGCATATCGGTTTTTCGTAAGTGTCTTTTACGTAAGTAAGGTAATCGCTTAAATCGGTTGCATTGCGTGGCATTTTTACAGCAGTAACGCCTGCCTTATAATTGTACAAGGCTATGCCGCCGCCTGCCCCTGGGTCTATTCCTATTATCGTTTTTGCTTCCATTGCTCTCGTTATTTAATTACTGTTCGTATATCCTTTTTTTGTTCAATTAAATCATCAAATATTTCCCTTATAGTAATATTATTCTGCACATTCTGCGCACGGTGCAGCAGCATATCGCCAAGCTTACCAGCCTTGCCCCTTTTTTGGCTATTGTGGTACTGTTCTGATATTGCTTTACGTTCCCGTTTATCATTACTTTGCTGGGCTATTTTATAGGCTTTTTCTACCGCTATACTTTTGGGCTTTGGTAGTTCTTTAATTAAACCCTGCGCCACAAATTCCTGCGCAAAAATGGAAAGTATAAAATGAGGGTGCGTGCCGTCTTTTTTGTAAGCATCAAACGCCTTGTAAATATCTTGTAAAAACGCTTTTCTGTATTGTGCTTTTTCTTCGGCAGTTACAACGTGTACAGGTGCAGGTAATGCCCTGCGAGCCTTAAACCAAACACCGTTCTTTTTTGACTTGTAGGCGTTTAAAATCTTGGTAACATATTCAAGGCTAAAAGCTTGGTAGTGGTTTTTATCGGGCTGCCCGTTTCTGTCTTTTGGCAGCCATTCATCAAGCTGCCCCACCAAGGCAAGTTCAAAAGCAAGTTTTACCTCTTTAAACGTTAAATCTTTGTAGTAGGTGCGTAGCGTAGTAAAGAACCTTACAGCATCGTATTTCATTACTTCGGCATTATCCCAGCTGCGTATGCCTACGTCCCTGCATATAAATTTACTGGCTACTGCCACCGTGTTAAGTAATTCCTTTTCGGGTACTGCCCTTATAGGCGTTTCAGATACACCAGCCTGCGCAATCATTAAATCATTTTCGCTAAGCTTAAGCTGCACGTTTTCATCTTGTAGTATGGTGCGCTTTTCTTCTAAATATTGGTTTTGCCTTACGGCTAAGGCATTGCCTTTTCTTTCTGCTGGTAACATTGTTATCCTGTTTTACATTTTTAAATAAGCCTGCATATCTGCATCGCCTTGCATTATTTGCTCGTCTGTTTTTACAAGCCGCAGCTGGTTTTTTTCCTTATCCCGTTCCATCCACGTGCGGGCAGTTGCTACCCAGCCCCGTGCCGTCCTTTTTTTGTTGCTCGCTTCGCTCCAGTTATTTATTTGCCTGTGGTAATATTCAATATCTACACCCAGCGCAGCGTGTTCTTTTAACTTGGTTTTAAATATACTAATTTCAAAATAAGCGGAATTTTTAAAAAGCGTGCTTTTATTGGCGTTTGGTTTTTTGCCAAATAAATCATTTTCCCCTTGCTCTTTTTTGGGCGTGGCAGGCTGCGCTTTTTGCGCAGGTTGCTTACTTGTTTCTAAAGGGTTAAGTATTTGTGAATTATTAGTATTACTATGTAGGCTACTTTTACCGCCGCCGAGATTATCCGCAGCGGACTTTTTAGGCTGCGGTACTTCAACCGTGGCGGAAAAATTAGGCTGCGGGTTAAGTTGTATTTCATTTGCCCCAAAAGTACCGTCGCCTTTTACCTTTTGCTTTACTGTTATCCAGCCAGATGTCGTAAGTTCTTTCATATACTTAAGCCGTGTGTCCTTACTGCAATTTAAATCCTTTTGTATTGTGTTTACGTAGTATTTCCAGTCGTGCGGTTTGCTACATAAGTACACAAATAAAAACCTTGCATCCCTTGAAAGTTTGGGGTCGTTTATTAAGGCGTTTGGTATTTGTGTAAAGTTTTTACTTATTAAATTATTCATTATCGCTCTCGGTTTTATTCTTAATCTTGTTTACCTGCTTACTAAAAAAATCGTGCAGGTGCATAGTGTATTCATAAAGTGCCTGCATTGTTTCTTTTTTATCAGATACGCCACTTTCAAAATCATTTACAACACCTTCACAAAATTGCTGGCATTGCTTTATGCTTTTTATTCCTTTTACATCCATAACAAAAAAAGCTATCGCTTTCGGGGGTGCAGCCCCTACTCGCAATAGCTATTAAAATATCTTAGTGTTCGAGTTCTGCACTACTCTTATGCAAATATATAAATTATTCATTACCAGTCCCAAGCTGGGGCGTGTTACTTGGTACGTGCAGCATAGTACCCTTTACTGCTTCGATGTTTTGCTTGCTTTGGTTTGGTACTAAACTTACAACAGGGTAACGGCTTTTAACCCCTGGCTTTTGGCTTTTAGCAAACTTTACGCTTAAGTCAAATATTACACCACGCACAGAACCACGCTGCTGCATCATCATATCAAAAGTATCACGTATTGCTGGTATCGTGCTGGCTTCGCCTTTGGTACTAAACTCCCAGTAACCTGCAATATCCTTAACCTTGGGCATAATAAAGCGCAGCGTTAAGATCACTTCCCATTCTTTTGCGCCTACCTGCTTTTTAGTACGTTCCATTATATCGGGGTACTCCGTGGCTGTGTAGGTTTTATACTGCTGGCTGCCTGTGTGCCATATTTCAAATTCTTCGCCGTCGCCACGTGCGTACAGCTTGCCGTCTTTGTCCCGTAATTCGTAACGCTCGTTACACATTGTTTCGGGCGTATCTTCCCAAAAAACTACCTGCACCGTATCGGGTTTATCCCCATACGCCTGCTTAAATAAACCTGCATACTTTCCTGCTGGTATGAAATAGTCGCAGCTTTGTGGGTAGCCCCTGTCGTTTTTAAAGCCTGTTTTTATTTGTCCTACCCGTGGCAGCTTAAAGCTTTGTGCCTGTTCGGGTCTTTTAATTCTACCTTTTGCCATAGTTAAGTTCTTTTAGTTATTTGTACACCTGCTTCCGTAAGCACATCAACGCACATATCTTTTATAAATCCAGCTTCTAAGCTATCGTGAAACATTTCTACCAGCTGGCGCATTTTAGGCGCAGCAGCTATAAGTTTAGCGTTTGCAATAGCTTCCTGCCTACTTACATCGTTTTCCGTGTTAATTACAGCTATTAAGTTGGTTTTATCTTTGGTTTTTATTAATTGTTCCCACTTGTTACCATTGTAATCTTCATAAGTCCAATCGCCTGCGGTGTGTTCGTTTAAAAATGCCATACTATACGCTTTTAGTTAATTCGCCGCACTTATCACAAATAAAATGCGTGTTCGGGTCGTCAAGATTAATACCGTGCAGGCGTTTTACAGATGCACCAGTAACCTGTACAAATCTATGCCCGTAAATCTTACAAGGTTTTTCCCTGCTAAGTAAGTGCTGCGGCTCGGGTACAAATGCAATAGACACCTGTTCATCGCAATAAGTTTCATATAACCAGCCACCTAATACACGTATAGCACGTAAGCCTGTGCATATATCTTTACTGGCGTGCATTTCCATATCCAGTAATTCATCTATAAGCTTTATATCCATTTTTCCACCAGTTTAAAGTTGTTAGTAAATTCCTCTGCCGTAAGCTGGGGGCTGCCGATTACCTCTGCGCCGTTGCTTATTGCTATTGTTTTCGTGCGTAGGGCTGTGCGTATTGGCATATCTTTTATTTCGCTATAAGATAGCCCGTAATTAACCCAAAGCTTGACAAAGGGGCTAAAATAAAGCCCCTGCTGCCAAGGTTTAAAAATTAGCCTGCTCATTATTTTTTAGGCTTTTGCGCTTCCTTTTTACGCTTCTTAACCAGTTCGCTTAATGTCATTTCGGTAACATTAGCATCAAGCCCAGCCTTAAGGTCTATAACGCCGTTTACTATTGTAACGGTATCGCTACGCTTATCCCTTTCAAGCCCTGCAAGTTCCACCAAGTGCTTAAGCTTGTACCTGCTTTTGCTTTCGGTTTGGTCTTTTAAGTTGTACGTGGGCTTTGTTGTACGCCAGTCTTTCGGCGACCAGTTGTAAACCCTTTCAACTGGCTTATTAGGGAAATGCGCCTGCCACATTTCGCAATAAGCTTGCAGCTGTATTTCGTGTTCCTCATAAAAGCCTTTACGCCCACTTTTAAAATCCACTATTGCCGTAAAGGTTTGCAGCTGCTTGGTTTCTTTTGGCTGCCCAGCACGTGCGCCAGTTTTAAAGTGTTCCCCGAAAAAGCCTTTTACTTCTACAGTCATTTCGCATACCAAATCAATAGCACCAGCATAACCGTCCGTCGGGTGCGCCAGTACAATTTCTATCGCCAGCGGCTTAACATCGCATTCAATCATAAACTGCGCAAACGCCAGCACGTCCTTTTTAATTTCATCGGCGTGGTTTATAAAGCTACTCGGCAGGCTTTCCTTTTCGATATAAGCCTTAAGCCTTTCCTTTACCTTTTCTGTGTCATAAGTGCGGTTTATTAATAATTCTGCGATTTCGGTGTGCATAAAAGTACCATAGTCTGCACGCTCTTGGGCGTACACACGGCTTTCATCGTAACCCATATCTGCAATCCATTTGATAAGGTGCGGGCTGGTAGGCATTGTCTGCTTTATCATTGTAGTAACCGATGTGTAAAAATTCGGCTGCCCTTGCTCGTCAAAAGTGTAGTAATAGCGATGATTTGAACCTTGTAACCTGTATATGGTTTCGGGTGCTTCCACTAAAGCCTTATCGTTAAAAAATACTGCCAGCATTTCCTCGCTGGTAAGCCCTGGGGCTAATTCATAAACGCCCTCAGGTGCATCTTGCATCATTGCATCAAAGGCTGCGCTGTTTTCGCTCTCGTTTTTCATTGTTAATCTGTTTTAATTGTAAATAAAAGTATGCTCAATCCGCTGCATACAATAGCGGTATAATAATGCCAGTAAGCACCGTAAAAAAATGCGCCTATAAAAGCACCTATTCCAAGCAGCAAAAATATAGCTGCAAAAATTCTATTCCCTATCTGTTCCGCTTTCATACTTATCAAGTTTTTTGCTATCCATTGGCTTAATACCAAATAAAAAGTTCGCATCTACGCCTGTGGCTTTGCATATTTTGCGCACCCAAGCAGGTGCTACCCTACTGGTCTTTCCAGTAATAAGGTTTGATATATTTACTACTTGCGTTTTAGGTTTTGCATCTGCAAAAAGTAATTCGCCTAAGTCCTTTTTTTGTAAGCTTTGGGTGCTTTTTGCCTTGGTGGCTTCGTGGTAGTCCAACGCTTCATCAATGCGCAGGGCTGGCTTTTGTTTTTCCATTTGTAAAATATTAGTTATCGTGAATATATCCTTTACGGCAGTTGCTATCACAAAAAGAACCATTACACGGCTCGCCGCAGTAATCGCATTCGTTTTCCTTTTCGTCGTCGTAAGGGTTTGCTGTTTTCCAGTCGTCGTAATTCATTTGCTCTCGGTTTTAATTAGACTGCTAAATTAAACTTTTTCTTTAATTGTCAAAACTTTATTCTGTTAAAGATTTATTTTAAATAACAAAAGCCCCTACAAGTGCAGGGGCTTTCTATCGCAGATATACCGAGAGCGTTCGGAAATATTGGAGTAAGACAAATATAGTATTTAAACTTAATTAAGCTACACCTGTGCCGTATCTTTTTTTATCCAACGTTCCACCTGCATACCATTACTGCCCAAAGTTACAAGGCATAAATCACGCTGCCCGTCGCTCATAAGCACCTTTCCCAGCGTGGCAGTATCTTCCTGCTGGGTTTTAAAAAACGGGTCTTTGTAAATAGTTACCTGCGTGCCAGTTTTAGGTATTGGCGCAGTAATTACTTCGGGCGCAATTAAAATATCTTCCCTTGGGTCTAAAGCTTGTATTTCGTTAAAAGGCATAATTAATCAATATTATTAAGCACTTCGGTTACATTAAGCCCGTCCTGCTTGGTTACGTAACAAAGGTATGGATTTTCTACACTATCCAAATTATCAAGCTGGGCAGTAGCAAGCTGCGCCATTTCCACGGCTGCCTTTTCGTTTGGCTCGCACGGTAATTCTATTCTTATGGTGGCGTAAAATTTCATTTATCTTTTAGTTAAGGCGTTATCTATTTTTTCACGTGCATACTGTGCCATTGATAAAGATATTGCGATATAAAGGCTGGTATGCGTTTTCTTAAACTGCTCCAAGTTAAATTCCTGCATTTGTTGCTTACAGTTTTGTTCCAGTATTCTATCTATCGGGTTCATAAGTATTTTATTAAGTAGCTTAAGCCTGCTATTATAGCAAACGCAAATATTAAACCCGCAGCTGCGGATAATATAAGCAGTAATATTTCAAGCTTTTCGTTATCTATTTTTTTCATCTGTATGGTGCTTTATGCAGCTGCTTTCGTCTTGGTGCAGCACGCTGCTGTTACTTATTATTAATTTCCTGCCCAGCATTAAAGCCATACGGTAAAATAAATTACCCCTTTGCTTAATATGGATATGCCCAGCGCATTGCCTTTTCTGCTCGTCAGTACCGTATGCAGTTTTATGGCATACAAAACTATCGGCTTCAAGTATTTCCTGCATACGTTTCTTTCCAGGCCAGCCAGCAGGGGCATCCTTTCGCATAGGGCAGTTACTACACGGGGCGGGCATATATGGCAGCTTTTGCATTACTGGCGTGTATAGGTTTTATCTCCAAAACTTAAAACGTCCCCGCTTATGCTTATCTGCTTTGTTATTTCCGTGTAAGTACCATACTTAACTGTAAGCTGGTCGCCCTCTATCCAGTAATCAAAACCACCAAGCGTATCGCTGGCAGTCATAAAATAAACCTGCTCGCTTTCAAACCTTGCATTTTCTTCCTGCTCGTTATCAATCCACGTGCCTATTATAGCAGCTTGGTAGTTTTCAACTGCCACGGCATCCTGCTGCTGTTCCTGCCTTAAATCTTCCATAGTATCATCAACTGAACAGCTGGTAAAAAATGCGGCTAATAAAATAATAGTTAATCGTTTCATAGTATAAAATTTAGTATTAATTATTCTTCTTACAGCTTATAGGCTGCTGCTGGCTTAACCTGCCTACCTCGGCAAGCTTATCAGCTATTTCGTTAAAAGTATTTCCGTTATGCCCACGCACCCAAGTAAGGTTCAAAGTGCTACCGCCCTGTCTGTGCTTTTCCTGCGCTTCCAATAATCGTTCCCATAAGTCTGCGTTCATCTTTGTATGCAGCTTACCCTTAGCCAGCCAACCGTGCAGCCATTCGTTTGCGCCTTTTACGCAGTACTGGCTGTCGCTGTAAATATCAATCTTATGCCCTACGTCTATGCTTTCCAAGGCTTTAATAATCGCCTTAAGTTCCATACGGTTGTTCGTAGTATCAGCATATTTTTTACTACTGTGCTTTTTCATTACGTTTTTACCTCTGTGCTTTGCTGTAATTACATACCCGTAACTACCCAGCCCCGTAGTGTTATCGCTGCTGCCGTCTGTGTGTACTGTTATAAGCATAGTAAAATTATTATTAAGATTATTGATAAGATTATTAACCCGTAGCTTATACGCTCCCACATATCTGCCCTGCGTGTAAGTTTATTTACACGCTGCTTAAATCGTTCGTCGGTTTCCATTAGTGAGAATAAAAAGTTACACGTACGCCGCTGCGCAGTTTGCTGGTGTGTTTATCCTGCCCACTATTAAAAGCACGCTCGATAAATTTATTAGCAAATTCAACGCCTACAAGTTTAATAAGTCCGCTTACACCTAAAAGGGTATTTAAGTTCTTTCCGCTTTTGTTCGTGGTGTGTGCTTTAATCTTAAAATTTTGGTTTACTTCTGATGTAGTAAATTTTAAGCCTGTGTAAATTGATGTTTCCATTTTCGCTCTCGGTTACATTATTAATATGCGGCTAAATTAAACTTTTCTTTTAATTGTCAAAACTTTTAATAGTTAAAATTTTATTTTAATTGTTATTTTATTTGAAAATGCTATTTAAGGGCTTTTCTTTTTGTTAACTATACTTTTGTTATTGAACGCAAAAAAAGCCGCAAAAAGCAGCTTATTTTAATTATTCGGGTATTATCTACCAAATTGCAAAGCTTAACCTGCCACCATAGTAAAATTCTTTATCCATTACCCCAGCACTTACGCCAAAACCAAGCTTTCCAGTATAATAGTCTAAGCCTACCCCTGGCACGTGCATTTCAAACGCTGGTACATAATCATCCTTAAGGCTTATGTATAATTTTGAAAGCCTTGTTTTCTTTTCAGAATACCCAAGCTGTAAATCTGAATAGCGCAGCACGTCATTGCTTAACTGCACTATGCTGGCATTTTGCTGCTCTATTGTTTTAAGCCTTGCAATATTTTGGCTGGTTAACGCTTGTATGGTGCTGTCCTGTTTTCTTATTGTTTCCAGCAGTTCAGCATTTACTTGCCTAAGCCTTTGCTCGTTTTTAATGGTCTTAGCTACATCAATCGTCTTTTCCTTGTTTAGCGTTACCGTTTGGCTGGTCGGGTCTGTACTCACTTCCTGCGATAATGCCAGCAGCGGTAAGAAAATCAATATCATAATTAGGGTTAAGGCTTTTGCGCTTGGCTTGGTTATACCAGTAACGGCTGTCTGCTTTGGCTTTTTCATTGTCTTGTATTAGGTTTTTAATTATTACATCCCTGTCTTTTGCCACACTATCGACACGCTTAAGGGTTAATTCTTTTTCGTCTTGCAGCTTATCCTTTATATCATTTAATAAAGCATTTCGCTGGCTTCTGTCGTAAAAGTGCTTAGCCGTACCCAAGGAAACGAGTACGGCTACCACTATTAAAAAGGTTTTTAAACTTATCTGCATAGCTTAAGATGTTAAAAGTAATTCACGCAGCAGCTGGCTGTATTCTTCCTCGCAGCCTTTAATGGCTTGGCAGTCTTTTAGGTTGCTTCCAAAAAACGGCTCTACCAGTAAAGCATCTGCGTGGTTATCTATTATCCACGTGCCGCCGTTTTGTTTACGGGTTGTTACCGCTATATTAGAACGCCGTCTTATACCGAAAGTATCGTACATCATTTGCGTAAACTTTGCAGCCGCTTCCTTGGTGCGCCTGTTCGTAATGTAATGCAATGCGCTTGCTCCGTTTGCCCTTGGGTCGGGGAAAGCATCAAAATGCAATTCCAAAGCCATATCATACTGCGTAAGGTTTATTTCATTAACCAGCTTTTTAATGCGCCCGCCCTCGCTTAACCAAGGTGTATTCGGTCTGTAATAAATATCTGCAATGTCGCTAAGGCTTTCAGCAATAGGGCTGTTAAATTCAAATTCTGTTTTGCAAAGATGCGGACTAAAAGCACCCTGCGCTTTACTTCTATGCCCTACGGCAATGGCAAATCGTTTCATAATTTTTGTTTTATAAAGGTTACATCGTAAACGCTTTCTACTAAAGCTTTCGGCTTATGCTTTTCATTAGCCGCATAAATTACGGTTTCGTTTTTTTCGTAAATCTTATCCCCACGGGTTGCTTCTATAAGATGCCCCGAGTGTATAAAAACCTTTTCAAGCACATCGTGTTCCTGTAAACCAAAAGAGCCGCCAGCTGCCATATAGGTCTTAAAACGCATTTTTTTCTTATCCTCGTAGGTTTTTATAAATTTTACTTTTTTGTTTACAAAATAGGTTTCGCCCATAACTGCCTTATGCAGTTCTTTCCAAGTTATTAAAGTTACACCGTCGTCCACAGCAAAAGCGTTAAGCATAGTTTCTATGTCGTCAGTAATAACCGAAAACGCCTTACGGCAGGTTTCCCTTTCCTGCCGTAATTCGTTTATTTTATTTTGGTATTGATCTTGCATTTACTACCTCTTTTAAGTGTTGTGTGAATTGATGATATTTTTCTACGAATACTTTCATATCGTTATTAGCTTCCTTAAGGTCTTTTTGGTGGTTTTCAATTACCGCCATTATTTTATCATCCTTTTCCTTAAGTGCCGCAGCCATAGCATCATCTTTACGCTGCAATGCGGCTTCTTTACTTTTATAAAGAAACCCCACCGCAGTCGCTAAGCCTATTATGCCGCCAATTAATACAGATTTTAAACCCCAGCCCTCGTAATTGGCTTGTAACGCAATTACTGCGCTTATAAAATTGAACATATTTATCTTACTATTTATTATTAATTAATCTGTACAGAAACATCTTGCAGCTGCATAGGGAAAGTATGGTTACGGTAATTAGCATCCACCAAGTCCTTTTCATCACGCCACAAAGATAATTCAAACGAACTATCAAAAGGCGGCAGGTATGTTTCAAACGTTACTTCTGCCCAGCCTATATCTACGTTTCTACGTAATACAGCAGGCGTTCCTGCGCCTGTCGTAATACCTACGCAAAGCGTTCCCATATCGTAGCTGTCTGCCGTTATTTGTCTTATTCCTGTATGGTAATCATCTGATGCCACAGTAGTATTAAATACTTTCGGGAATAACCTTACCACGGCTTTAATAGTAACCTTTGTATATCCACGGCTAAAAGGGTAATTAAACACTTTCTTTATTTTCTGCGGGAACATATCCACGCCAAAATCAAGCTTAACGTGCCTTAGTTCGTTATTTACAGTAGGGTAATCTCTTAAACCTACTGGCATTTGTTCCAGCGTAGCCCCCTCATTTACCCAGTTATTTGCGCTTATCCAATCTGTACGGAAAGCTGTATCTGCGTTTAACTCTGTACCGTTAAGCTTAGGCTGTACGTCTTTTTGAAATACTGGTTTATCTACTCCGCCAGTTACTTCAATATAAGCATCTGATACGCTAAACGTGCCAGCATCCGCCACTATAAGCTTAACCTTATCAAATTCTAAGTACTTAGCATCCGCAGGGTTTAAACTAATTACAGCGTGTCCGTTTTCATACGTTGCTGCTACTGGTACGAAACGCATTTGCGGCTCGCCCACAGTAGAAAAGAAATCGTAAGAGTGTCGCCCAAGTGCGAAGCTTGATTGTAGGTATGCAGTATTACCGCCACCTGCTACTTTTGATAAATTACCCGCACCGCCAGCCGTGGCTGTTCCGCTTGATAACTTAAAAAATAACCAATAACCGCCCAAGGCTTCCGAATATTCTTTACCCTTATAAGTCATTTCGTTTGCCCCGTGCGCATCAGAAGTAAAAGCCGTATCTACTGGCTCATTAAAGCCGTCGTATATTGCTTTTGTAACCTCGAAAGCTGCTTGGTTTCTTAAGTTGTCTTTATAGTCCGCAGGGTTGTTATTATCCTTGATATAAAAATCCAAGTCATTGCTGGCGGTCTTAATGTATATTTTTAATGCCGTTGGGTTTACTTTATCAAGTATAAACTCAAAAAGCCCAAATTTATTAAACTGTACATTTTCCTTATTTATAAGCTTGCAGTACTCGTTCGTAATAGTATCAGCAGCAAAAGCTTCATTAAGCCTATCGTAATACTCCCAGCCGTTTTGTCCGTTTGCTTCCTTAAGGGACTTTTCGCCGCTGTTTATTTCCTGCCAAAACTTTACACGCTGGTTAATATCGTCATAGTTTAAATCTGCCAAAGCTGGCGCACCTGCTTTGTATTCTGTTCTTACCCTAAAAACCTTTATCGCTCTTTTTGGTCTTGGTAGCTGGCTTATAAAATATAGCCATTCTAAAAACTGGTGTGCATTGGTTCTTGTAGCTGGGTGTCCGCCGCCCCAAAAGGCTAAAATGCCGTTATTTACTATACGTTCACCCAGCGTACCGATACCGTAGTAAAGTGTATCGAATTGCTTTGCCACATCATACAGCAGCGCATCAATAGCGGTATTTTGTATGTTATGGTCTGTTCCCATTATAGGCGTAGCACCTACCGAGTAAACCGCTTGTATAGCTTCAATCATTTGCGCCTTGTACAAATCCAAATTATTAGAACCTGTGTGCAGCGTTTCGTTACCTATATTAGCAAATGATATATAAGTGGCATTAAGTTCCTTTATACCAATACTGCCGTGGTAAGGATTTGAATTATCTAAAAGCCTTTGGCTTTCATCCACCAGCCTGTTACCCGATACCCCAAAATTTGCAACTATATAATCAGTCATTTGCGCCAGTTTATTAACCCAAGACTTATTCTTTATAGCGTAGTAACTTTCTGTAAAAGAACACCCGTAAAAAGCAATCTTTTCAGAGTTTTGAAAAGTAACAGTACTTACACCGCCCTCGCTTTCACGTGGCGTAAACTTTTCTGCACCTGCATCCCACGCCAGTACATTACCATTCTGCAAAGCCGTAGTATCTACGTCTTGCGCTTGGCTTACCTTAAAAGGCTGCGGCACAAAATTTTCGTTTGTATTTATTGCATTTGTAGCAAGTGTAAACTGCGTATCTGCTGCACCACCAAATAAAGTGTCTGAATTAACCATTGCAAACCCAAAGCTGGTAATTTTTCTACTTAACTGCGCTACGTCTACCGATTGCGGTAGTATGCTTATTAATATACCCGTGAAAGTCTTTGTATTAGACCCAAGGGTTACCTCTTTGTAAACTGGTATTTCATTATACGAGCGTACACGGTAGCCGCTTAAATCTTCATTCGTTACGCTTGATGCGTTAAAGTCCTTGCTTGCATTACCCGCATCATTTACAATATTACCGTAAAAGTTCCCTGTGGTAGATATTACACCATTACTCCCATTTAATTCAAAGCTTGAATAATTTAAAGGATCATTTCCATAAAGCAGCACCGTAAAAATTTGTATTGCAGTTACGCCACCAGTAAAGTCTTTTAACCAACCAGCACGAAAAGAAACCTTTTTAGGGTTTGCATTATCATACGTAGGGCTTAATACATCAATGCCAATTTCTTGCAGCATTGCAGGCGTTATCTTGTAATTAATTACTGGCGCATATATATCCCCTGGGTCTGCGGATAGCTGTAAGTCCGCTTCAAAACCGACAGGCACAGGAATAGCACCGCCCGAAACTCTTTTTAAGGTATTGGTTACAATATTAGAAACGGGCTTATTAGACGTTACCTGTGCGCTGTTTACTTCTACATTACCGTAAGTATCTGTAAAAGCATTTCGCTGGGTAATTTCTAAAAGCGGATTATACTTAAGTTCGTCCTTGGCTGTTTGGCTTATTTGTATAGATGAAACCTGCCCGATTAAATCCTGTATTCTTACATTGATTGGGAATTTTACATCTGCATCGGGGCTTAATATTCTGCCATAAGGCACATAACCCACATTTGTATCGCCTTTTATAAGTACAAAATTACTGTCAAATCCCGCCGCTGGTGTAACTGTCGAGCCGCTACCGTTTACGTTAAAACCTAAAAAGTTTGTTCCTGCTGGTGTAGTAAACTTATCCCCGCCGCCTACTGCTGGCGTTACTGCTATTGTACCCAAACAATTAGCATTATTAAAAGGCAGCGCAGAGTATGCAAAGGCAGAAAAGTTACTATTATAACCGTAAGCTGTGTACTCTGTATTCGGTAGCGCAGGTATCGCTCCCGTTCTGTGCCAGCTTGGTGTGCCGTCCACTTTGTTACCTTGCGTAGCCCCTGGGCTCGTTATTAAGTACCCGCTTTCGTAGTTACCTTTTTCGTAAAGGTTTCCGTCGGGGTTAAGCTTTGTAAAGCTACCCACGCTATCAGAAATATTATACTTAACCCAGTTACCGCCTTGGTAAGCAATAAAAGCAGCTTCATTATCCAACACCACGCCGTCAAAGTTATTGTACGTTCCGCTGGTTTTGGCTATGTAGAAAACATCGCTTTGCGGTGCAGCTGGTACAGTACCAGTATTAGCCACGCCCATAAATTTAGATGCGCCCAGCTGTGGCACTAAGTTATTAATCAACAAATCACGCAAGACCGTGCCTGTTATTTCGTTGTTGTCGTTGTCGGTTATGACTGCTTCTATTGCAGTAATCAAGTTTTCCCAAGCCATTGTAAAAAGGTTTTTTAATTGTTAAAATCGTTGTTAAAATCTGCGTTAAAAGAGCCGCCGCCGCTGGTAGTTACTGCCCCTCGACCTACCTTTTTAATTATTGTGTCGCATTCAAACTCGACTTCCATTACTGCAATATTGCCCTGTTCTTTCCATTTAGGGTCAAAGATAATATTTTCCACGGCATACTTCTTTCCTCTGAAATATATGTTAATATAGTCGTGCAGGCGCACCGCCCTTAAAGCATCGCAAAGGTACTCGGGTGCTAAGAACTCAAACTTATATTTCTTTTCGCTTATCTGTGTTTCGATAAATATGTAACCGTCCCGCTTTTGTGCCTTTTCCTCAAATGGATATTCGGGCTTACCTATTTCTGTTTTTATGTAACAGTAATTTTTATACGGTGCTGTATAATCTATATGCCCACCTGTGTAAGCGATAGCATCTTTATCCCAGTACTCTATTTTTAAGTAAGGTGTTAAGTCATTAACTACTGTAAATATTTCGCTAAACCAAACATCTACGCCGTCGGTAATGCGTAAGTAATATGCCGCTTTATCAAGCACCAAGCTGGGAAATATTAAAGCAGAATTATTTACGATTAAATCATACCCCTGCGCAGCGAAAGGTTTTATATGTAAGCCAGCTGCCTGCGCTTCTGCTGTAATGTTTTGCGACACGCCAGTAAAGTGGTTAATAAGCTGCACCGAAGTAATACCGTTACCCCGTGTTTCCCTATTAATTTGAAAGGGTAGTATTTTAGTACTGCCACTTATAAGCGGGTGTATATCCCCGTACACGTGGGGCTTCCTGTGGTTTTGCTCTGCTAAGCTGCTGTAAAAAGGCAGCACGTTTAAATTATTGTTCGGTATCATTAGTCCGTATCGTGTTTAATTGTTGCTTTTACTATATAACTTTCCATACTTACCATAAGCTTATCAATAATACCGTCCCCAAGCTGCGTTCTTACAAGCTGGTACGGGTTTATTCCTTGGTTTGCTGGGTAGGTTACTTCCTGCTTTTTTTGGCGTGTATTGTTTTGAAACAACGTTACATCATCGCCGTTAATATTTGCCTTATCAGAGGGTAAATCGTAAACGTGGAATTTAGGGTGCAGGTACGTCCAGCTTAAAAGCCCATTTTGCATTATTACCTGCTCATTATAGCCCAGTTCCATTTCTATAAAAGGCACACGGTATATCCCGCCCCTTACTACTGCACTAATAAGGCAAAAGCCGTCTTTGCTTATTTCCTGTGCGTTACCCATTACAAAGTCGATATCCGTAGTGATACCGTTTACTGCCAAATCTTCTATCCTACCCAGCTGCACGTAATTACTGCGTATCTGTATAGGGCTGCCGTCAAACGGCGGGCTTACATCATCCATCCAGCCAAATTCAAAACGTTCGGGCATATTTTCCTTATCAAAAGCCCATTTGTTTTGACTAAAGCCCCAGCTTTTGCCGTTACGTGGCTGCTTTAAAAGCGTTAAGTCTGCCCCTACTATTGGCGCACCATAAGTACCGCCGTTTTGATACCAGCTAATATGCTCAAAGCGCAGTTTCCCGTTTTCTATATGCCAAAATACACGGTAAACATCACGCAGCATATTAAGCACCTGCCCCAGCGTAATTTCCGCCTTTTGTGCTGGTTGGTCATACTCGCCTGCTATTATATTGCTTTTAGGCGTTAAAAAGTGTGTTATATTCCCCTCGTAATCTGTGGCAATAGTGCCGCCGTTAAAATCTAAAAAAGTAAAGCCGCCCAGCGGGTTGTTTGCGCTGTATAGAAATTCGCTGTACTGTGTACTATTGTCGTGCGTTACGTTGCTGCCTACCTCCCTAAGTAGTGCCTTTATAGTACCGTGCAGCGTATAAGCATCACGCAGCTTAAAATCCTGCCCGTCTATAAATTCCGTGTAACGTATATCAAGCGTATTAAAAAACCAAAGCGATACAGCACGCCAGTTACTTGATGATACTGGCTGCGGCTGGCTTAGCCCCGTAGTTACTGAAACTAAAAACTGCTTATAATACTTGCCGCCGTTTGGCGCATCATCGGGAACACGCCCGTACTGTGTAGGCGTATCAGTAAACTGGTCGTATATGTAGAAGCTATCAATATTGTAACCAATTACACGGCGGTAATTTCTATTATTTGCAACTATATCCTCATTAGGTACTGCATACGTATCTGTTCCTCTTACATTAAGCAAGTCGGTATAATAACGCACGTAAATACGGTATTCTGTGAAATAGAATTGCCCAGTTTCCCCGTTTACTCCATTGAACGGCAAAAGGTTTACACCGCTTTCCCGCCAGTTAGTAAACCCAGTTTCATACAAAATAACATCATCGCTCACACGCTGTATCTTGTACCTGTACCGTGTAAAACTTGGGTAAACTGTATTCGCTTCCTCTATAAGCCTATAAAGCCCGTTTGCATTTAAACGGTTATCGTCGTATTCGCCAGTAATATCTGTACTTAAACCAGCCCCAAAAGCCGCAGGCACTATACGTATGTTTTTAGGGTTTGCAAATTTGTAAGTCTGTACAAGCGTGTTATGGTCGAATACTGGCTCGTCTTGTATTTCCTGTTCCCAGTACGTACCACCCAGTAAATTAGTTACCACGGTGTCCCCTGGTATGTAAACCTGTATAAGTGGTCGGCGACGTACAGTAATTGCTTCAAGTTCGGGCGCAATCTTTATAAGGTTAAAAGTCTTTTCCAGCCCTGCCATTATTTCCACATAATCATCAGCTGGCTCGGTTTTTACTTCCAGTATTCTATCGTCCCCGTCCCACTTGCAGTCTGTTTTATAAAACTGCCCTTTATACACAGGCAGCACCCCGTTAAGGTCTTCAATATCTATGTAAATTTTAGTATCAAAACTTAACGCTGCTACATAGTCGTAATCATCACGCACCAGCTTTAAATTACCCTTAAGCTTTTCCCTGTAAAATTGGTAATTGCTTTCCAAATCGTAGCCCCTTTCCATTGACTTGTAAATTGGCTGCACCTGCTTACTTACAAAGTACGGTTCAAACGCAGAACCCAGCCCCAAGGTTGCACCTACTTCCTCGGGCTGGGTATTGTTATGCGAAATACTTCTAAAGCTTACTACGGCATAGTAGCAACCCGATGGCACAGTAAAGGTACTTACCCAGCTATCGATGCCGCTTACCAATTCCTTAGCGGTATTAAAAAATACTACTTTCCTAAACACTTCGGACGTAGGGCTATGCCCTTGGTATTGCTGTGCAGGTGTTACTGGCATCATTCCACTTGTAGCGTAAGTATCAAGCTGTATAAGCTGCCCGCTATTGGTGTCCATATAAACGCCCTGCTTTACTTCCCTTGGGTTAAGCCTGTTCGCTCCGTTTTCTTCCCTATGCTTTAAAGTCCATTTATACATTATACAAAAGTGGTTTTGACGTTCTTATATACTTCTACCATATTACCGTTACTATCCGTATAACGTTGCACTTCGCCACGCTTACGAATATCGGTTAAATCATTTTCAATCTGCTTAAGGTCGGGGCTATCGTAACCCACATTAACCAGCGGCGGCATTTGCTCGGCTGGGATAAAAGCATTGGCATACGTTTGCTCAAATGTACCAGCGTTTAAGCTTTTGATTATATTAGGCAGTACACCCTTGTACTTACGTGTCTGCTTTTTATTTATTATAGCCATAGCTTCGCCGCCCTCTGCTGTACGCTGCTTACCGCTGCGGGTTGTTCCTATTGGAATATCATTACCGCTGCTGTGGCTGCCACCGTCTAAAAATTCAAGTCCACCGTCCCCGTACTTTTCCTTAGCCGCAGACTTGGCTTTTATTTTACTGGCTGCATAACTTGCCCACATTACACCCACGGCAGCAACTGCCAAAGCTGTACCTACAATCGGGATAGCAGATAAAGATTTCCAAATATTAACCGATGCAGTAATAAGCCCGCTTATTTGCATAGCTGTATCAATAGCAGCCTGCGCCTTTTGTGCCTTTTCCTTTTCCTTAAGTGCTGCGGCTTCGTTTTTCTTTTTAAGTTCAAGTTCACGCTGCGCAGTAAGTACATTGTTTGCGTACCCGTTATTCCTTGCCGTGATTTCGGCTTGGTAACGGTTTTCTGCTGCGCTGGTTTCTTCCTGTGCTGCCTGTACTGCTACCTCGGCAGCTTGTACACGTGCTTCCATAAAGGCACGGACGTTATCCATTGCAAAGCTTAGGCTTTCGCTTACTGCTGCCTTTTGTTCATCGTCCAGCTTAAGCCCTACCATACTGTAAATATCCTGCTGCCCTTGCCCAGCTGTGGCAATTTCGCCCTCTATTTTCTTAATGGTGTTTTTAATTGTAGCCACCTGCAAAGCACTAAGCTGCCCCTCTATCTTTTCGTTAAGCTTAAGCACAGCAAGTAAACGGGCTTTTTCAGCTTCAAGCCTTAAGCGGGTTTTTTCGGCTTCCGTTTCCTGTAATAAATCTATTTCGCTATTCGCAAGGTCTTGCTGCTGGTTAATTGCTTCCATACCCGCAGAAAAGTCCGCCCTGTTTTTGCTGGCAGCTTCCTTTTTGTTTTTAGCAATTAAATCATCGGCAGCCTTGGCATCCGCTATTGCTTTATCGCTCCATTTTTTACCAATTTCAAACCTGCGGCGGTTTTCGTATTCATCCAGTAGATTAACATCTAAGCCGTATTCAGCCCACAGCTTGCGCTTTTCTTTTAATTCTATATCAAGTATAGCCAAGTCTTTATTTTCGCTGTCCTGCATTACGTCAACCACAGCCTGCTGCTTTTTAGCTGCCCTGCTTTCACGTTCTTTTAAGTTTGCGCCTACCACACCCAGTATCGCATCCTTTTTCTTTTCTAAAGCCTTAATGTCGTCCTGTATAGCCTTAGCCTGCTCCCTGCTGCTTGCGCCTTGCAGCTTGGTGCGTAAGTCTTTTATTTCTTTATCAATTTGCCCCACGGTTTTAAGCCCGCCCTTAATGGTTTTATCCAGCTGCTTGTTAAATTCATCTTGCGAACCAGCAAGCGCATCCTTTGTCGCTTTGTCTGCTCTTGATAATTCTGCTGTAAAAGCATCAGTAAAAGCCTTACCCATATTTTTACCACCCTGTACTGCTGTGTTTTTTACATTAGCAAAAGCCGCTTTTATATTTTTAAGTGATTTAATAGGGCTACTAAAATCAATTTCTACATCTGCTATTTTCTTAATACTTTCTATAAAATTACCGACTTCTTTAAAGTATTGTTTAAATACTGCTATTACGCCAGTTATTACTGCGCCCATTACTTTTATAAAAAAAGATGCTCTGTCTATAGATTTTGCAAATTCGCCAGCTAAAAACGATGCTACTGTGGCAATAACGCCCTCGCCGTCCTCGATTGTAAGTATAAAGTTATCCCAAGCAATACCTATACGGCTAAACTGGGCATCCAGCTTACTGCTTGCTGCGCCAAATTCTTTATCCAAAGAACCAGCTGCATCGTTTACCGTTTCAAGTGATCCAGCAAGTACGTCATAACCTTTTGTCGCAAGCGATGCAACTACACGCTGGTCACGAATAGAAGTAATACCCAGCTGCTCCATTTGTGCATTAACGCTGCCGCCTGCTTGGTTTACATTATTAAGCCCTTGTATAAAGTTACCAAACACAGCCGCAGGGTCTTCCTTAAACTGTTCTTTTAAACCCTCTACTGTCATACCAGTAAGCTGCGCCAAAGCATCCACATTTTTACCTGTACGTATAGCCTTTTCCATTAAGCCCAAGGTGCGCCCTATTGTTGACCCTGTTAATTCTGCTTCAAGCCCTACGGCTTTGGTAGCGGTTGCATAAGCCAGTACAGACTTACGCCCGATATTATACTGCCCTGTATTCTGTGCTATTGCCGTCGCATTGGTAAGTATTTCGTTTTCTGTGGCTGCAAAGTTGTTACCAAGGTTTACAATTTCATCCCCAAAGCTTTCAATATTTTGCACACCGCCGTCGGTAAGCGTTAAAAGCCTTGCGATTTTACTTGCGCCCTCGTCGCCTGCTATATCGCTGGCGGTTTCTAACTTAGCAAGGCTTTCCGTAAATAGCAGTATGTTTTCCCTACCCTTTACACCAAGCTGCCCCGCTACCTTTGCGTATTCTAAAAGCGCAGGCGTGCCAATTACTTTAAGCTTACGGGATAAATCAACAATATCCTGCCCAAGCCCTCGCAGTTCCTCGCCGCTTAAGTTTGCCGTTTTACCTACATCAATAAGCCCGCTGTTAAATTCAATTACCGTGTCCTTATTGCTGCTTATCAAGTAAAACAAAGCACCCACAGCTGTAAGTATCATACCAATAGGCGTAAGCATAAAGGCAAGTGTCGCCTTTCCAAAGTTTAGCACAGCAGTAGTAAGCACCTTAAACGGCTTATCTGATTTACCAAGTGCGCCGATACTTGTACCCATAGCACCCAGCTGCATATTAAGCCTACCCAGTAACGGGTGCAGGTTTTCGGTAGCGATACCGTAGTTACCTACTTGCAGCGTGTGCTTACCTGTGGCTTTTTGTAGCCTATTCATTTCCTCGTAAATATCACGGGTCTGCTTTTCTAAAGCCTTACCGCTGGCAGTAGCCGAACGCTCCGCTTTACTCATTGCATTAAGCTTAAGCTTATTTATGCTATACTGTGCAGATAACTGGTTATAAGAACCCACGGCAGACTTAGCCAGCTTATTCTGTAGCTGCTGCATTTTAATATCCTCACGCTTTGCCTGTTTTAAAGCACGGATTTGCGAATTGGTATCGTTTAAAGCCGTGGCGTATTCCTTTTGCGCACGCTTAAGCTTTTCGGCATCAGTCATCGCCTTACGTGTAGTTTCCTGCCCCTCTTTTTGTGTAGTGTTTACCTGTGCCAGCTTATCAATAAGCTTTTCGGCTTCCTTGGTAATAGCATCAAGGTTATCGGTGTAAGATTTCTTAAGCAGTTCCAGCTGCTTTATAGCTTCATTAATAGCCCCGTCGTCTTGGTATAAATCGGATGCTTTTATAGGGTTGTTACTCATTGCTTTGCGTTTTAATGAGCCTACCCTTAAGCTGCTAATATTTTAACAAAAATAGATATTTTATTTTACCCGCTTGCCCTTGCGTGGTTTGTTTTCCTTTTTCCAAGCGTTGTAAGCTTGGTAATATTCCAGCACAGTCATACGTTTAGCATCCTTGGTACTGTACTTTGTAAGTGCCAAACTCATTTCCTCATATCGTTTTACGTAAGTAACCTCTGCGCCCTTTTTACCGCTGTACTCTTTTGGTTTTGCCAGCCCAAACAGGTAATCGTCTATTTCGTTTATTTCCTGCTGGTTGTCTTTGTCCTGCACTATGCCCTTAAGCAAGAACATTGTGCGCCTTTTCAGTTCCCCGTATATTTCCTTTTCCTGCGGGCTTTCAAATATGCTCGGGAAATACGTTTCCAGTTCAGTTTCCAGTTTTTTTTACTACCTCAATGGCAGTATCATAAAAGCTTTTACTTGCGCCCCAGCTACTAAACTGCTGCACCATTTCCTTAAGCCGTTCATCGCTAAAATCGTGCTGCACCTTGCCGTCTATACTATACACCAAAGCCGCATAACTTAAGTGCTTTGGGTTGAGGTTTTCCATTACAAAGTAAAAGCTAGTACGCATATTCATAAGCACTTGCTGCGCTTCATCTTTTTTACCCAGCTGTACGTATTTCATCGCCTTGGTTATATGCGTATCTATTGCATCCAAGTCCCCACCTATGCCGCTATCCAGTAGCATCATTCTGTTATACGTAAAAAAACGCTCTGTCGGTAGTTCGTCAATAGCGTTGTAAACCTGCACCGTGTGCTTTCCGATTTTGTTTGTTATCATCCTATTATCGCTCTCGTTACTGCTGCCCCAGCAAAAGGGCTAAGCATTGTTATTATATCTGCCCCCAAGGTAATGCCAATTAATGAAAAAACAAAGCACAGCCAAAAGCAGCAGCAGAACATACAATTTACTGCCTTATTTATTACGCCGCTGGTGTGTTCTTGCAGGTATTGAATAATACGCCACTTAGTAAGCAGCAGGTAAGAAGTGGCAGCAAATGCGCTGTAAATTGCTATACTGTAAAAAAGCTGTTCCATATTAGCAATATTTTTCTATTCGCATTGAACCGTTAAACCTTAAGCCAGCAAACGGGTGTATTAAATACTGCTTATCTACTTCCTTAGTGCTGTACCCTTGGTAAATCTTATTAAAATCTTCCGTTACTGCGTTACACTCTACACGTGCGCCAAGTATGCTAAGCCCTGCAAAGTATTCCAGTACGTCCTGCTTTATCATTTCAAGGTTACGCCTTTCATCAGCAGCCAGCACCTTGTTTACATTAAACCAAAGCACCAAACCGAAATCAGCGTTAATAACTTGCAGCTGCCTGCCCTGGGTTTCAATACCGTAATCTGCCACGTCCCACCAAGTAAAGTTCCCAAAGTGTTCATCGGGTAGCATACTGGCGTACTCCTTACCCTTGCCCGTGTATATGGCTGGGTACTTTATTACACGCTTCTTATCATCAAGCCTGTTAAGTTTTTGGGCTTTGCCGTATAGGTTATTCAGCCACGGTAATTTCTCTGCCAGCTTTACATTGGCAGCCATTAGTACAGCATCTACCGCTGTGGGTGTAGCTGGGTTTAAAATAGTTGGTATCATACGTCGTTAAGTTTTGCCAGCATAGCGGGCTTTATATAAAATTCTCTAATTTCCTGCATATTGTCGGGCTTAAGCCCCAGTATTTCCTTACCGTACTTACCTGTAAGAAATTCAGCCTTTGCATCGCTGCTCATTATTTCAGCTGCTGTATCGCTTACCCTTTCCATATAGCCAGCACTTGCAAAATCGCCCTCGTCGTGTAGCGTTACCCTATCGTAAGGCTGCCCTTTTAGTTGCTTGTAGTACTCGGTAGCTGGTGCGTAAGGCTGGTAATCCATTATCGGCACGTTAAGCCTGTTTACACCTTCAAGGTATAACTGCTCGCCAAAGTTCATATCCAGCACTATGTTATCATTTTCCATAAGGGCATCCACAGCCAGCTTATCCGCATCCGCTTGGAACGCCTTAAGCCTTTTAAGCTTTTCCTCTATTGCTGCCAATCCTTGTAACATTTGTCTTATTTGTAACTGCTTGCTGGTTAATAAATTAGTCTGCTTTGCCCACGGGGCAGACACCCGTTTTATTACACTACAAAGCTAACAAAAAAAGCGCACCCTTTACGAGTGCGCTTTAATATGATAGTTTAGTAGCTTATTCCAGCTGCTCCGCCCTGTCGGGTTCGGGCATCTTTGTAAGCCTTACCGCTTTAATTGTTTGGTGCTTTTCCATTACTGCCTTACAGACCCTATGCCAGCCGTCGGCAAGTATGCCCTCGTCGTCATAGATAATCGGGTAACTTAAATCAGCTTCCTGTATTCGCTTATAGTGGTGCAGCATACTGTTAAGGTTCATATCATCGCCCCACGGTTTACTTGATAAGTTAATGCTTGCCAGCGGTACATCAAAAGCCTGCAAGCCCTCTGCCGCTTTGTGCAGCTTTAATGCACTCCATACGTTTGTTCCGTCGCTGTACTCGTTTTCTGCATAATCAAAGTTACTTAACACTACGCTCGTGTCTGCTTTTGCCATATCTACTACGCTGTTAATGGTTAATACTGTGGTTTCCATACTTTCCCCCGTGTCCGCTTCTGCTGCGTTGCACGTTAAACCGATAGCTGCTACCAGTAAAATAAAAAGGGTGCTTTTTAATTTCATACTTCAAATGTAATATAAATTATTTAACTGCTTTTTTTAGTCTGTCGGCTTTTCTTTTGGAACTCATACGCTGCGCCCTCAATTATGATATAGTCCCGCATATCCGCTGCAAATTGCCGAGCGGTTGCCTCTGACCTATCAAGGCTAATAAACGTGTACAGCTTACCCCGATAGTCCCCGTGATGGTTGCTTACACAAAACTCGTAAACTTCCTGCTGGTAAGTAGCACGCCAGTAAGTGCTTTTCTTACTGGTGTACTTCTTTTCCATTTTGCAGCCCTTTATAAACTCCTCACGTGTAGCCAGCATAACGTAAACCTATACAGTTCTGTACCTTACGCCGCTTTTCTTACACGGCAGACAAAGCCTGTTCAACCCCTCAACGTTTAACTGTATTGCGCTTAAAGCCTGTTCATACTTAAACTTAATGCCTGTATTTCTTCCTCTTGTATCGCCGTCAATTTCGTACAGTAGTTTATCTACGCTTATAGTGCTTTCGCTTTGGTTAATACGGCTGTTCGGATTGTAAGCCAGTTCCCTAAGTAAGTTTATTGCTACCTGCTTACGTAGTACGCTTTTAAACAGGTCTGCCTGTTCTATGAATAGGTCTGTATAATCGCAGTACAGCGTTATAGCAAAGTTTATTCCTTGGTTACTGGTGTACTCGTAACGGTTGTCTGTTATATCCCATAGTTCGGGCGCATCAGCTTGGGGTACGGTAAAGGGGTGGAATTCTATATACGGGCTGTGTAGCTTCCACGTGTTTACCTCTGTCTTACTGGCGCAGCTTTCGCACGGTAGTTCGTTCCACGTCTTTTCCTTACGTATAGCCTGCCCAGCTGTATCGTTTTCTACGTAAGTAATGTAATAAGCCCCGCCGCTATCGTTTAGATCACTTACATAGGGTAATTCCCAGTTAAGGGCAAACCATTGCAGGCTGTTAATTTTGGTATAACTTAAAATAAGCTGTTTTAAGGGCTGTTCTTGGCTGCTATGGTGTAAGTATATAGTTATATCGCCAATCGCTGTAAATTGTAAGCCTATGCGTTCAATTTTAGGCGTTATGCCTTTGCTTCTACTGGTAACTATTTCAAAACCTGCACGGCGTTGTCTTTTGGTAATCGTGTCCTGCATTCTACCAATGCCGTCGAAAAGCGTTTTGTTTTCCAGTATAGGCTTGGCGGTCTTTACAAGTTCCTTGCCCTCTAAGAAGTTAATAATACAGTCCTGCATTGCTGCCTGTGTCTTTGTTCTTAGCCAGCTGCTAAACGGTTCAAATACTTTCCAGTCCTGTGCGCTGGTTGCTGGTGTCTGCCCCGTGTTTATCCTTAAAGCTTGGTAGTTTATACCGCCGTCCTTAACGATGCTGTCCTTTTGGTATTCTGTGCCTGCTGCCCAAGCTGGGTAATTTACAAGCGCATAGTCGGGCATAATGCTTTCCAAGTTCCGCAAGGTAAGTAACGGGTGTTCGTCTTGGTAATACATACCGCTGGTGCTTTCCACTAAATCGGCATCAATCTGCCCAGCGTTCGGGTCGTGGTTCTGTCGCCAGCCTATTAAGCCGCCCCACGCTGTTAATACTTTATCTACGTTGTACATATCTGTATAAATTTAAAAAGGGTGCAAGGTTTCCCCAGCACCCTTATAGGTTAACGATTGCGCCGCTATTATACTGCGCCCTCTGTTTTTATATCCAGTTTAAGGATAGCCCCTGGGTTGTTTGCTGCATCGCTGTTTTCAGCTACAACAAACGCCACATCTACAGCGAAACCGTAATGCTCTTTTTTAGCACGTGTAAGGTCAGCCGTAGCTGCTCCCGCAATGCCGCTAAAATCGCCTACACTTTCGTAGTAGTAAGTACCTACTGGCATTTCCAGCATAGGTAACGTATCAATGTCCCACTCGTGTCCTGTACGGCTTCGGCTTCTTAATAAAGCTTCACGCTCGAAACGTGTAAGCATTCCAACCGTACCCTGCGGCACAGCGAAAGCAGTAGCGTAACGGTCAGCAGCATTCGCCACCTCATTACTCCAATGCCACACCTTATCGGCGTATTGGATTTGCTTGTTAGTTTCATTGTAAAGCCCCTTTTCAGCAAGCTTACGCACAGCACTTTCAACGCCTGTATTACCTACCACGTGAAGCGGTGCGTAAACATCGTTACTCGCCTGCATAGGGTTTATATCCCCTATAATTTCCTCACGCTTTGCGAAGTCAGCAGTAACAACGTTACCAGCAAACGTATAAAGCCCCAGCGTGTCGTTAAGGACTTGCGTTTTGTTCGCATCAAGTGCTGCCACAGCTGCACCGTCTAAAGTCTTTCCAAACTTGTACAGGTACTTATTGAACTTACGCTCGAAATCAGCTTGGATGCTTACTTCGTTGTTCATATAAGCCGCAGGTACAATCGTAAAGCCCCAGCTATACGTTGCAAACACAATAGTAACCAGTCGGCTATTGTTCTCGCTGTCGGGAATTGTTACGGTACGGGTGTTACCGATTGTAATTGTACCATCGTAATCAATTACTGGCACTTGCAAAGTACTACCGATAGAAGCTTCCGCCTTATCAGTTAGTTCGGGACTAATTATCCCAGCTGGGTCAGCAGTTTGCTGCATAAACAGGTCTAAAGCACCATAACGAGACGGGCGTAATTCCCACTTATCAAGATTTGCCTTTGCTCGCAAATTTTGCATCCGTGTGTTAATCAAACTCATAATTTAAGTTTTTTAAAGTTAATATTCATTTAAAGTTGCAAGTTAACTGCCCGTCGTTACTTAGCGTAAAGGTAGTTTCTCTACCTCGTTTTCTGTACGAATTTTTGAAAATTCTTCGTTATACTCTTTGCTGCCACGTGTTAAGCCCTTGCTCATAAGGTAGTCCGTAGCCATTTCGTCAGCTTCTACCTGCGTTTTTGCGTTTGATAGGCTTAAGGCACTCCCGCCTGCTCCGCCGCCTGCTGGTGGCTGTGTTCCGCCCCCTTTTTGCTGCTTACCTAAATCAAGCACATCGCCGATTTTGCTTACAAATAATTCTTCTGCTGTAAAAGGGTTAAGGTTGTTTTCAGCATTGCGCTTTATTTCCCCGTCTGCCCCTCTAAATACTAAACGCTTACCGCCTTGCCCGTCGTCTATCCAGTCGGGTGTATTTTCAGCAAGTATCGCAGCCTTTGCATTACTTACAAAGCTTTCCCTTACGGCTTTGCTTATAACGCTTTCGTCTTTGAACTTCTTACCTACCAGCGCACGGTCAAACTCGTTGCTTAGCATTATATCGGTGTTTGCTTTTTGCGCATCTGCCAGCTTCTTTTCATACTCGGTTTTATCCGTGTCGATTTTAGCCTGCAAATCTGTTTTAAGCTTTTCAAGGTCTTGCAAACGCTTTGCCGTAGCTTCATCAATTTTGCCGTCCTTAAGCTGGGTTTCCAGCTGCTCCTTTTCTGTTTTAAGCGCATCAAGCTTGCCCTGTAATTTTGTAGCCTGCTGCACCTTTGGCAGTACATCGGCTTTCATCCACTCATAAGTCTTTACGCCCTCGGGTTTTTTTAAACCAGTTACAGCTTCAATATCACGGTCATACTGCCCGTGTATTTCGCCAATCCTTTGCGCCATTACAGCGTTTTCGTCGTTACGGCTTAATTCAGCGATTGCCGTTTGCTGTTCCTCTGTTAAAGCAGCCAATGCTGGGCTGCTTTTTAATTTTTCTGCATCTAATGCCATAGTAATTTCCCTTTTTACTTTTGGTTTTTAGCTTCTTTTTTGGCTTCCGCTTTTGCCTTATCAACTCCGCACAAAGGGTATTCCCCAGTCGGGTCGTGTAAAATATCTACCGAGTAGCCTAAACCTACACTATTGCGCTCAAAGTTTGCAAAAGCTTTCGGGGAAAATACTTGCAGCTGTGGCTTACTTTGCCTGTCCCCGCTGTTCTTATCAAAGCTTTTAACTTCGATACGTGCGTGGTAGTTGCTTTCACTCCCTGGCTCGGGTACAAAAGTATCTTTTGTGTGTTTCAGTAAATCCGTTTTACGGGACTTTTCAAGCTTTGCAGCTGCTGCTGCCGCTTCTTTTTCTTCCGCAGCTTTTTTATCGGCTGCTGCCTTTTCTTCTGCCGCCTTTGCATCGGCTTCCTTTTTTGCAGCTGCTGCTGCTTCGTCTGCCTTAGCTTTCGCCGCTGCCTGCTCCGCCGTCGGCTGGCTGGCTGGTGTACTCTGTTTTGCCATAACTTTTAAAAGTGTTTAAGATTATACTTATTTTTTGATCAAACGGTAAGGCGTTTCCAAACTCTACGATATCGGTATTCTCACGTTCAAATCTTAGTACAAATGTAGAAAAATTTAATTTAACTGCTATTAACTCCATATCGCCAAAACCTGCTTCAAGCATTTCCAGCACTTCCTTACGTGTTTGGTGGCGGTAAGGCTCTAAGTGCTTAAGCACCTGCGCCCTTTCCATTGCGTTCGGGTTGTTACGGTTTTCCGTTTCAATTATTTGGTCTTGGATAACGTCCAGCTGGTAATCAGTAGCACCTGCTTTTTTTGCAGCTTCATACTGCGCCGTAAGTTCTTCAACGTTATGCAAATAAAAATCGCTGCCGTAGTGTATTGTATTGTTTACATACAGTTCCCCATACCTTAAGCGGCATACAGTATCTTCAACCCAAGCCTGTACACGCTCGAAATTCTTTTTTACCGATAAAAGCACATTTCTACGGCTTTCCGTATTCGCTTTTACTTGGTCTTTATTAAAGGCTTTATTCATACTAATATCGCCGCCAAAACCTACACAGGCGGTGTATATTTTATCGTAAATCCTTTCGCATTCTTCTACGTTATAGTCAAGGCTTGCCTTATCTATTGTAGTAATCTGTACAGGGTTTCGTAAGTCCGCCCCCTCGTTTTCCCTGCTTGGTAATGGCACTTCTATAAAACTACCTACACCAGCCAAACGCTTATCTGCACAAACTGGGCATTTACTTACTTCCCCTGTTCGGGTTACGTAATAATCGCCGTGCGAGTTTTTTATAAAACCGCTATCGCAATAATCGCCGTTTTCCTTGTTTTCATAAGTACAGTCTTGCTCAAAGCCGCTGTATATTGGATAAGGTGCGTAAAGGTCGAGGTGCTTTTTACTGGTTTGGAAAAATAAAAGCCAATCCAAAGCTGCCAGCTGGTTGCTTAAAGGGCTTTTCTTAAGTGCTGGCTGGCTATCCATTAAAGGGTCGCCCCAAAACATAGTCGCAGGGCAGTAGCCTAAATCGTGCGCCGACTGCGTTAATGGTTCTGCGCTTATTTCGCCTTTTTCATCAAGCTGGTAAATACTATAATGCTCGTCGTCTATTACAGCAAGCTGGTTATCGCCTTGCGGTAGCATTATCCATTCTATTGCTCCGCTGGCGTTTGTTTTAAAATCCTTAACCGCAGTAATAGGCATAAAGTAAAAATACGGTGCTGGTCTTTCGCTGGTTTGCTCTGCTGGCAAATCCACTACCATAACGCCGTTAATGTTTGTTTTAAATTGCTTAAAAGCTTCGTAACGCCAAAAGTGGTAAGCGTTAAGCACGCTGCTACGGTAATCGTTCCAGTCTTGTAAATAATCGGGATTTACAAAGTTGTAATCTTCGTAAGCATCTTTCCCGTCGTAAACCTTTTCCAAGGCGTTAAAAATTTCCTCGGTAAGTTCGTTCGTACTTACAGGAAACTTAAAAAGCTGCAAAAAGACATTGTATTTATCTTTCGGCAGCAACTGCTTAACCCATTGCAGAAAGTCATTAACCACAGCACGGGCATCTGCTGCGTTCATATTGGTATCAATATGAAAACGCAGCCTTTGCTCGTGGTATGCAGCTTTATTAATTACTTGCTTGCTTACGGGGCTTTTCAGTATTTCTCTTATTTGACTTCTTAATAAGCCCATCAGCTGTTAATTTATAGGGTGAATTTTCGGGCAGTTTCCAGCCCCCGTTCTGCGGCATTTTAAGCAGCCGCTCGGCGTGGCTTATTTCTAACGTTATGTCGCTTACCCGACTGTTAGAATTAGTAAGCTGCACGCCTTTGCTTTTGCTTTCAGCCATTACGGCGTTTTCAAGTCGTTAAGAGCATCGAAATCAGCAGGGGTAATGATAACCAAGTTATCAGACCAGTTCGGGTATAAGCCGAATTCTACTGCATTGCTGTCGATGTCTTCCAAACCGCCAAGCTTTTTATCCCCTATAAATAGCCCGTTAATTGGAATAGGATAAACCTTTGTAGCTGGGTCAGCACCATCGCCCACAGCGATAATTCTGCCGTATTCGTCCACCAAGTAAACGCCTACTTCCTCAACCATATAACTCTTAAGGGCTTTAATTGTTTTCTGTGCTGTGCGTAAAAGCATTGCGCTTACAGCTGTCGGCTCTCTACCGATTACGATTTCGATACCGCCCAGCGTTGCATTACCGCCGCCGTATTTACGTGCAGCCCCTGGCTCAAATTCGGGTTGAGCGATAAAAGGAGTTTGCACCACCTTGGTATCATCTGCTGCTGCCAATAAAGGTGTCCAGCTTGCTACCAATGTCGGGTCTGCTGTGCCTACATCAAAAAAGTTTTTTGTTCCGTCCGCTTTTCGTGTTCTTTGAAAAACGATTTTTTGTACCTGCCCTACGCTTTCTACGCAGTTTTCGATTGGTACTGCATTAAGTGCTGCGCCACGGGGGCATCCGCTAAGTAATCCCATTGTTTTAAGATTTTAAAGATTAATAAATAGGTTTGCCCTTAGACCCTTTGTAGTGGTTACAAATCTACAAAATATATTTTAACAAAAAACCCCGCTTTAAAAAACGGGGTGCTTTACTATTGCCAGCCCTCTGCTTTAAGGGCTTGTACTTTATTGGGGTGTACCTGTTTGGTAGTTTTACCGAGTTTAAGCCATACCCAGCCTTGCGCTGCTCTTTGGCTTTCAACCGCTAAAGCTTTGGGCATTGCCGCCTTTGCTTTTAACCTTTCTTTTTTGTTTACTGCTGTACCTACACTATTATCCTTGCGCTTTGTAGTAGGTTTTTCCTTGCCGTTCTTCATAATTTAAGTCTTTTGCCCAGCTTTCTAACCTGCCCAGTACTTTGCGCAGCTTTGCCTTTTGGGCTTTGTTTTTATTGTTCTTAATAGCTTCCTTAAGCTTGTTAATACGGTTTACATTTAGCTGGTTTGACAAATTGCTATTCTTAAGCCGTGTAATTTGTCGCAGCATTTTGCTTTTAGCCGCCTGCTTAGTAAGCCCCAAATACATTTCAAAAATATCGGGGTTTTTAACTTTCATAAGCATAAGCTTTGCGGCGTAGTAATCGCTTAATGCATCATCAAATTTATCATAAGCATCATAATAAGCTTGTAATGCCTTTTCGGTTGCTTCGCCCTTTGCTTGCTCTGCACGCATTTCTTTTGTGCCGTGCAACCTATGTACCTGCGCCTTAAGCCTGCGCACCCTTGTTTCTGTAGCCATATAAGCAAATATAAAAAAGCCCCAGCTGTACGCAGGGGCTTAGTGGTATTTTTACGCTTTTACGTTGTATTCTTCAATAATAAGTTCGTCCTGCCCTCGGTGTACTTCCTCGATAAAACCTTGGTAGCCGTTTGCTTTGGCAAAGCTTACTATCGCATTAAGGCGGGCAGTACCTAAGCTTTCGCCCTGTGCTATTCTAAACACTTTTACAGTCGGGTTTTTAGCTATTATCAATTTAGCAGCCACTTCCATTTCTTGGCTGGTGCTTACTTCGCCACTTTTAAAAGGCACACCGTTTAAGCTTAAGCCCTCGTCTGTAAAGTCCAGCCCTTTTATTGGTAGTTCGCTTTCGTCGATAATTGCTTGGCGTTCGTTATGCAGCTTGGTTATATTAGCTTCCATTTTTTCCTTTTCCTTACTGCGCTTTTGCAGCACCGCCTTATTTTCATTGTACTGCTTAACCTTTGCCACTTTTTCGTTATGATCGCCAGCACCTTTAATCTGCTTTTCAATTTCAGCAATATCTGCGGGCTTGTTTTCATTAAGCCATTTTTCCGCTTCGTTATTTTTGTCTTTCAAAGCTTTTAAATCAGCTAAAACATTTTTTTCGATTTCGCCTTTTGCTTTTTTAAGCGTAGCAACCTTTTCCTGCAAACGCTTTATTTCTTTTTCAGCTACATCAATATCCTGCTGGGTTTCTTTTGATAAGTATTCTATTTTTTCTACTTGGTTAAAATTAGCCACCTGTTTAATTCTTTCATCAAGCCTTTCCTTTACACCGTCCGCCTTTTCTTTTAACGCAGTAGCATCTGCTTTTTCCTGTGCTAATTTTGTTAAATCTTGCGCCTTAACGTACTTCTTTAAGTCGTCGGGTACTAAGCCGCTTTTATCAAGAAGATTGCCGTAAGCTTTTATATCGGCGTTCACTTCTTTTCGGCTTTCCTTTATGCGCAGCACCTCGTTATCTATTTCAATAATTCTGTCCTGCACCTGCTGCGGTAGTAGGCTTTTTACAATTTCCACCTGCTTACGTCTGCCGTCTGCCGTTTCGCTCCATTTAACAAACTCGTGCGCATCAAAATCTTGGTATTTAAAAATACTTTGCAAAGCGGTTAAGCTATTGCTTTTTAAGCCTGTGTCTTTTTTACCTACTGTTATCGTTCCCCTTGGGTTCTTTTCTGTAAAGCGTAATTCCACTTCGTAGGCATCATCGCCCTCGCCTACTGTCATTTTAGCAAACCCCTTTTCCTTGCCGTTTTGCAGCAGGTTATCAGTACGCTGCCCAGTTAGTAAAGTTCCTATCGCATTAATAAGCGTGCTTTTGCCTATTTCGTTTTCCCCAGTTACAAGGTAAACGCCACCAGCAAACTCGCCTTTGTAGTTTTCGATAGTTTTAAAATTTTGTAATTCGATTTCTGTTACGTGCATAATATTATTTTTTAATGGTTTCGCAGCTTTGTGTATCTGCATTAAACTTAAGCCCTTTTTCATCCCTCTTACTTTGGGATGAACCGCTTGTGCTATAATTAAGCAGCCACGTGTTTCTTCCCTCGTGTTCTGCTGGTAATTGCTTTATAAGATTTTCAGCCGCTTTTACTCGATTTAAGCCGCTTTGTATTTCATAAGTACTTAACTTAATTACTGGCGTGTTATTTAAAAGTGCGTTTTTACGCTGTTCCTCTGCAAACCATTTCCAGTTCTGTGCCGCAGATGCTTCTGCTGCTGCCAGCCTTTCCTTTTTTTCTGCCAGTTGGATAGTTAAGTTTACTATGGCTTCTTTTAAATATTTTTGTTCTTGCTCTGTCATTTGTAAAGTATAAAAGGGGCAGCTGGTTTGCTGCCCCGTGGTTAATATTATAAACTAATTAACTGCCCAGCCAATTCGTTAAGTTCCTGCCTGCGACGTTCGCCTATTTCGTTACTTACGCTGGTAATGGCTTGGCTTAATTTCCAACGTGTAGGCTTACCAGTAATGCCCTGCGCTTCGTCGCTATTCATAAGGCGTTTTTCTACCTGCTCCACTTCGCTCTTAAGCATCCCCATACGTGGCAGCTTTTTAATTTCCTTATCTAAATCAATAAGTTCGCCGCTGGCTTGCTTTATAGCCGCCGCACTTTCCTTGATGCGCTCGGTGCTTAGTACGTTTTTCATTATATCGCCCACAGCCGAAGCCATTGCCTGCGTGTCAAGCTTATACGTTCTATCGCTAAAGCTTACATTATCGGGCAGCCTTTTACCAAGGTGTATCTGCTTAAGCTGGCTTTCGCTTACCATACCGTTAAGGCATACGCAATTCATTTGAAACGCTCTTACTTCCAGCGCACCGTCCCCGTAATCGCTGTTCGCTATACGTGCGCCGAAAACACTATGCACCAGCCCGTTATTTTCTGTAGGTATTTCAAACACCTGCGGGATAATTGTGCTTATATAGCTTTTAGTATCTGTATGCTCGGCTTCGTACAGCTGCGCACCTGCGTTACGGCTTTCGTTTATAAAGCTGGTATAAATTTCGTCGCTGTTAAGCCTGCGGTACTTATCGCTTAATACTGCACGGGCTTGGTCGCCTACTGTTCTAACAAGTACACGCTGGCGGGCTATATTGTTTTTATGTTCCGTAAGCACACGCTGCGCAAGTTGTCTGCCCCATTCCGTAGTCGCTAACTCCTTAAGGTAACGCTGCGGCACGCCAAACTTTTCAGCCAGCTGCATAAGTGCGTTATGGTGCAGGCTATACTGCTGGTCGTTAAAATTCATTTTTATACTGCCATTTGCTTCAAAAGTAAGCGGGCTGCTTACATTAAGCGGCAATACAAAATCGGTAAGTAGTCCGTTATCTTTTTCGATACGTTCTAAAATTGCAGCGTTTCGTGATTGGCTGCGGTCTAAAAGGTTGTTAACCTTTTCCTGCAAAATTTGCTTTTTACTAATTGTTTCAGTACTCATAACTGCTCTCGGTATTATGCCCCATCGGGGCGGTTAAAAATCTATTTTATTAATCTTCCGTTAAGCGGGAAAAGTTCGGTAGTTACCACCGTACCCGCTTTTATTTTTTTGCCGTTCTTAAACGTAACTGCTTCGGTAAGTGTTTCAGTTTTACGCCCGTGGTAGCCAAATGTATCACGGTCTGCTGTTCCCAGCCTTATGCTGCCTTTGTACTTGCCGTCAACTAAATAATCAACGGAGTAGCCTACTGTGCTAAAAGTAACACCCATTACAAAAGTGTATTTGTTTCAATTTCACTAAACAAAAATTCGCCGTCGCCTGCATAACCTTGGGTCTGCTTTATATTATTAAGGTTGTAATTATCATCATCTGAAATAATTTCATTTTCATTTGATGCTTGGTTGCAAATTAATTGTATAGCGTGCGCTTTTGTAGTAGCTACGGCTATTAAATCTAAACTTTGATAACTGTGTTGGTTATCGGATTTGTAAACTAAATACATTGCTCTCGGTTTTAATTATGGTGCTAAATTAAACTTTTTCTTTAATTATCAAAACTTTCAAGAGTTAAAATTTTATTTTAATTTGCTCGGCGCACACCTTTACGCTTTGGTCTGCCAAAATATTCACCGCAGGCATAACCTAATAAATCCACATATTCGTCGTGCGATGCTACTGGGTAACTTCCTATCTGTCCTATAAAGGTTTCATTCCAGCCGCCTTTAATTAAATACACACGCCCAGCTTCTACCCGTGGGCTTAATTCTGATAGCCTTGCATCCTTGCCGTCTGTTACCAGCGAACCCTTTATAAGTATTGCGCTTAAGTCGGTTACTTCCTTAAGCATCTGCTCCAAACTATGTCCCGAAGCTTTTGGCTCAATATGTACACGGCTGCGAGACGTTGTACCCTGTATATCGCAGTACCTTGGCACTTCTTTTAATAAGTCGGGCATTTCTAAGTAATCGCTTTTTGCGTGCTTTATATACAGCCTATTGCGTTTTCTGTCAAAACCGCATACCATTAACCCCGTGGGATCATTAACCGTTTTTTTAGTGTATGCACCGTCAACCCATAAATCCCATACAAGTCCGTCGGGTACATCGTATTCGTCAATATATTGCCACCATTCGTCTTTCACTTTCCCCCCGCCTTTTGGTGTAGGGTCTTGGTCGTACTGCCCTGCAAAGTCATAAGTTCCCAGCAGGCTGCTCTGTTCTGCCAGTATTTTTTCATTTAACCTGTTTGCATCCAGCAACCCATTTACATAGTGCTTACGTAATTCGGGCGGCTTAACATCGCCAGTACTTCGTGCAGGTAGTTTAATATGCCTAATATTATCAGATATGCCCAGTAGAAAGCCCGTAGGGTCTTCCTCGTGTAGCCGCTGCATTATACCGATAGTCGGGGTAACTTCCTTATCTTTTTTACGTGAGGGCAGCACCTTACTTACGTGCCTGTTTGCTTTTTTTCTTACCTGCTCGCTGTTTGCTTTTTCTACATCAATTAAATCATCCCACAGTATAAGGTGGGCGTGCTTACCAATAATAGAACCGCCCACAGAAGTAAAAAACCTTACGCCCCCGAAGTTATTACGCCAGTCCCGTTCATTATCTTTTGTAAAGCTTAAATACTTGCCGTGCTGCTTGTATATGTAGGATTGAAAATATTTGTTCCAGCGTTCGCTTTTTATAACGTCCTTGCTTTTTAAAGATTGGTCAACGCTTAAGTCGTGGCTGTGTGTGCTGGTAATAATTACAAAGTGCGGGGCGTGTATCCATATCCAAGCCCCAAGCATCTGCGATACTATTGTACTTTTTGAAAGCCCTGGCGGTATGTTTATAATTATATCGCTTTCCTTTGGTTCTTTCCTTATAGCTGCTTCGGCTACCTTTTGCAATTCATCGCACAGGTATTTTATATGCCAGTTTAATTCCAGTTCGTTGTCTTGGTTAATTATGTCCCAAAACTCAACAAAGAACTCAAAAAAGCTGGCACGGCATTCCGATGCCCTTATA